CCATCTGAGGACGAATCACGCTGTAGCCGTACAGCACGTCAATACGGCAGGGCATACGGTCGTTGTTGATGTCGTACTGACGAACAATACGCATCGAGATACCGTTGTGCACCTGACGCGAGGCCATATCGACACCTTGCGGCATCATCAGGTCGGCGGTAGCGAAGGTGATCGCATCCTTGTGGTACACAAGGTTCTGCGGGTACTGGCTGGAAGCTGCGCCCACAAACACGACTGCCTTGCTGTTGCCGGGCAGCGAGTTGACGGTTGCCAGAGCGTTGGAGGCCGAGTAGATCGGAGCCACGGTCAGGTTGCCCTCACCGCTGGAGCCCAGAGTCACGTCAACGGTCACCACGAACTGGAACAGCGAGCCGGTGGACTCGCGGGTCTGCGGGTTTACAGCGAAGCAGTCAGCCACGGTAAACACGTCGCCGGCCTTCACGGTAGCGTTTGCACCGGCGCCGGTGATGGCGATGGTGGTGGCGCCTTCGCTCGACACAGCCGCAGAAGTGGAGCCGCCGGTAGCGTTACGCGAGCCGGTGGTGAACTGCTTGATCGACTGAGACATGTTGATCTCGTCGAAGCCCAGCACGCCCATGCCCATCATGCCGTTTTTGAACTGGCGGCTGATGGTGTCAGTGGGGTTGAACAGGCCCTTCATGCCCTCGACCAGACCAGCGTTGGCGGCCGGGTTGACGGTCGCGTAGCGCGGGCTCATCACAGCGGCGTTTTCGTTGAGCTTCTGCTGAGCTTGCAGCAGAACCAGCGAGGTGCCGGGAGTGGTGCCGGGGGTGCCGACGCTGTTGCCGATGTAGCGGAAGCTGTTGGCGACGTCAGCGTCAATGCTGGCGGCCAGCTGGCTGATACGAGGCTTCAACACACGCTCGGCGAAGTCGTCCAACTGCAAAGTCAGTTCGGCAGACGTGAAGTTCACGCCGATGTGCTTCTGGGAAGCGACAGTCAGGGTGGTGAACTGCTCGTTGTCCGACTGGACTTGCAGCGCGGCGCCGTCGGTGACCAGAGCACGGTCGGGCAGACGGATACGCAGGGTCGAACCGATCTTGGCACCTTCGACAGCGAAGCTGTCGTCGTACTGACGGTTCACGTTACGGGTCAGGACAAGATTGTTCTCAAGGATTTCAAGGGCCTTGCGAGTAATCATGTCGATGGTAAGCAGGCTGTTTGCCATGACAATTCCTTTTCAAAAGTTAGCGGGCACGTTGTTGAGCATCCCATTTTTTGATCTGCCGCTGACGCTCGGCTTCGATCCACTCTGACGTTGACATCTCCTTGATGGAGCGCGGGTCAGTCGTGTCCAGAACCCTTGCGTTGCCGCCCCGAGGGGTGACAGGCGTGATCGGCGTTGGGGCGCTCGACGATTTCTTTACGGGAGGATTGTCGGCCAATTTGGCCTCGATCTTCCCAATCTCTTTCGCCTGCAAGAACGGCGACAACTTGGCGATGCGATCGGCCTCTTTCGGATTGGAGCCAAGGTAGTAAGCCACCTCAGGCCCAACGTCAGACGCTTGGATCGTCTCGGCCATCACTTGCGTGATCGGGAGACGCGGGTTGTACGCGACTTGTTCGAAGTCCTCGTACTTGGTGCGTGCTTCCTCTTCGCGCTCATGGTAGCTCTCAAGAGTTTCGGCCTGCTGGCGCTCTGCTTCCCGGCGCGCAAGCAGCTCTGCAGCCTTCCGTTCAGCCAGCGCTTCCGCGTAGGCTTCGGTCGACTCAAACTGTTCCTGCGACGGGGGCGTAGCAGACAGCTCGGGCGTTGCCGCCTTAAACCTTTGCTCTCGTTCCCATTTGCGTTGCTCTCTTGCAAGACGCTTGCTGATCATCGCATCGATTTCAGCTTGAGAGAATTTTTTCTCCTCAGCCTGTTCGTTGCTCTGTTCAGCGACTTCCGGCGCATTTTGTGCCTGATCCGTGGTGGCCGTCACCTCGGGGGCTTGCGCGGATTCAACTTCCGCTAAGTTTTGACTTTCGTCGTTCATGGTGTTTCCGTAGAAACCCCGGTCTACTGGGCCGGTACAGTTCTCAGATTATGCGCTCAGAATGCGCTTGTCAATAGGTTACTGGCCTCGACCAATTCGCAAAAACTGGATCGTTTGCTCAGACCCAATTTTATTTTGAATCTCATACCTGCTGTTGCCAGCAGACCAGTAGATGTTTAGCGTCCCCGCATTGCCTGCGGTCGCAGAATACAAGCCAGACGGATCGGCAATTTCAGTGGTTGTTCCAGCAGAGCCATTTAAGCTGTACAACGCAGTTGTATTGTTTCTGGATGTGACAACAAACAGTCCTGTGGTTGTAAGTGATCCAATACCAAGAACCGCGTCCACAGCCAGCACTTTGACACTGCTGCCAAGTACAGTCTCAAAAACTTCGTTGTAAGTGCCTGAGTTGGCGAGCGCTGATAGAATATATCCAGTTCCCGGCAGCGGCCCGGAAGTCCAAGAACCTTCTTTATGTTGAACTTGCAAACCAGTCAGCGTAGCTGTGGATGCTGGCGCCCAATAACAGCCGTTCAAATTGACTTCAAAAACCGTTGTGTTGGCGTTCATTGCCACGCCGCTAGTCCCCGGCTCTGCGTAATACACAGAGTTTAGAGAAATTTGGCTGACACCACGCAAGTAAAAACCGTTGGTAAACCCAAACTGACCTCCGGACACTTGGACGTTTTGTACGCCCGATGCACTCTCTATGTGCATGAAATAAGTGCTTTGGTCACGGTTGTTTTCGTACCGAATATTTTGAAAACTGAGGCCGTTGGACGCTCCTGGTGTTGTTGCATCAACCCAATAGAAACCACCCTCACCAAGCACCCACGCTTGATAACCTGTGAAAGACACTTGCGTGGCAACAACACCTGATGTGAAAATGACGCAAGGATTATAAGTTGCACCAAGAAACAAATTGTTGAAGTTGAAGTGGTCAATGCTAATTTGTACTGGCGGTGATCCAACATTAGGATTTGGCCCAACAACAATTGGTTTGTCGGCAAAACAAGTGATTTCATTAAAACCAGTTGAGTCGCGGCCTTGGATGTAAATGCCGTAGCTGGAGTAGGTTGGGTCAGTCCAGAATCCTGAGTTGCCAATCGCAACGCTGCCGCCGATCACCACATTGCTGACGTAATAGCCAGAAATGTCGATGAAGTGCATGGCGTATTTGACATAGGTGTTGTCATTGGATCGGAACGCCAAATCGCGCACGGTGCCTTGATTAATCGTGGTGCCAGCCTGTTCAAACTTAAAACAGGTGCTGTTGGCCGTTGGCGCAAACAAAATGGTCGTGGCATACGCGCCGTCGCCATAGATATGCACCCGGTCATGGCTTACCAAAATTTGGCTGGTGACTTTGTAAGTCCCGGTCGGCAAGTAGATGGCGCAGTTGCTGCCGCCAGCAGCCAAAGCGGCGATGATTGCCGCCGTGCTATCCGCAGAACCTGTTGGGTCAGCGCCGTAGTCAAGGACGTTGAACGGCGCACCGTCAATCATCGAAAAAGTGACTTTGGTGAGCGACATTTTTAATCCTTAAACGATGTACGAGGTTGAAAATGTCAAATAGTTTTGAAACGCAGATGCGCCTGTGGTAAGGTCGCCCGCCATTGAATTAGAAGTCGCGCCGTTAGCGGTCGTTCGATACGTCAGGAATATGACTGACCCGGATACATAGCCAGCACTAGGATTATTTGTATTAAACCCAGCCACATAGCCAGCATAAACCGCAGCATCTTTTGCCGCACTAAACGGCAGTCCAGCAATTCTTAAATTTCCAACAGCAGTCCCAAGAGTTAATTCATCAGTAATAATGATGCCTTGAATAGTCACAAGTCTGCCAACGCGGGTGTACCGGCCATAAGTGTTGGTGTTGTAGGTGACTGATGTGAAAGCACCACTAGCTGGGCTGTAAGTAGGAGTCCAAGTCCCCTCCTCATACCAATTCAGCAACTGGCTCGTCATCCCCGCTGCGGGGGTGTTGGCGGTGAAGTTGACGCCTTTGGCTGCGGTCGCTGGAACGTAATTTCCAGACGTATCAAACTGGCCGATGATAGTGTTGTTGGTTTCAATGTAGATCGGCGTGTTGGCGATGTTGCGAATGGCCGCGCCGCCGCCCGCGTAACGCCCGCTGTTGTCGTAAATCAAATAAGCGCCGTAGCCGCCGTTGTTGTTTACGCCAATACCAGCTAGCCCAGATGCTGAAGCGTTAGCTTGAACTTTCCAGTTGCCGTCAACACTTGTGCTGTTTGCTAAAAGAATAGCCACGTCAACGGTGCGGCCAGCCGTCAAGTTTGCAACGCTGACCTTTTTGGTTGTGCTGCTTTGCACCAACGGAACAACTTCTGTCCCCGCAAGAGGTGTGCTGGCGCCGGTAAGCTGAGAAATTTTAAGATCGGCCATGATTCAACCTTCAGTTGGAGGTGAGAAATTCGGTCAGCACTGCTTTAATTGTTCCGCTGGTGGCGGCTGACCTAGCAAGTTTGAGTTGGTTATTTGTGAACGTGTAGGTTCGTGTTGGCGGGGCACCGTACATAGTATTAGACGACACAACAGCCACTGCGCTGTAAGCGCAAAGCACAAGATCAGCAAACCCGTTGCTACCGTCGTCACCGAACACAGCAACAAGCCCGGTGCCTTGATTAGCAGCAGTGTCCAAAAATTCGTAGATTGTTTGGGCTGTCGTTGCGGAAAGAATCACGCGGCCGGGGCTGTTAACGCGGCCATAGGTGCCTATGCCTTGACCGCCGAATGGAGGACGGTCAGATAGGTTAGAGTTGTACGCCAACCCGGTGGAGTACGTTGTGTTCGTGTACCCGCCCGGAGTGTTGGCGATAGAGTTGACGTTGCGGGTAGAGTTTCTAAAGTCGTAAACAAAACCGCCAGTCCCCTCAAGATCGCCACCAATAATGTTGATTGTGTTGGCGTCATCAAGAATAAAGTGATTCAACGAGCCTTGAATGGTCGGAGCAAAAAACGAGATATCAAAGCAGTTTTTGATAATCACTTGGTTTGCAACAAGACTCCAAAAGCTGCAAGTGCTGGTTTGGTTGGTGGTGTTGTTAAAACCAAGTAGCCACACGCGAGTGGTGTTCAAGTTTCGAACAGCATATGTGTAAACTTGATTGCCGAGATACAAACCACCGCCAGCGTTGGGCTCGTAGATGACATGGATGTCTTCAATTGAACTGTTGTAGCTCAACTGAATTGCAATTGCATAGGTAGACGCGGCGGCGGGCATCCCCGTCATGTCAATCGTAAACCCTTCAATCCGCAACCCGTTTGCGTAAGTGCTGATTGGAGGCACAATCGGTGTCCCCGCGACCGCACCGCTGACGCAAATCACAGACGATTCAGTAGGCTTACCTTTGAGAATGGCCCCGTAACCCGAAATGCACAGGCCATTTTCACCCATTGAGTTATTGGTGAGGCCGTTAATGTTGACTTTGCACAAATAAGTGCCTTGCGGAAAGACAAGTTTGGCGCCCTTCGTGCCGCTAGTGTAGATTGCCGCCAGCGCGTTATTGATTGCCGTGGTGCTGTCAGTCACGCCGGTCGGGTCAGCGCCAAAGTCCAACACGCTGAACACATCACGCATTTTTTCCTGCGCTGACCGAGCAACTGCACCCGTGCCTGCAGGTTGAAAGCCAACCCAGTTAGAGCCGTCATTATCGGCTAGGTCTTGAACCGTGCCGACTTGTCCTTTGAACCCCGTGAAAGACACTTGAGCCGCCGAAACAGCGCCTGCGCTTTGCTGCTGCGTGGTGGTGAACTTGACCTCGGCGCCCACATGCAGGCCGCTGGTAAACGTCACCGTGTCGCTGTCAGTCTCGGTGTAGGCGTACTGAGCGCCGGGGCCGTACTGGTTCACGCCATCAACAAACACTGACAGGCTGTTGGTGCCCGGCTGGTAGCTGATGCCAAGGTTGAACACCGTTTGGCCTGCGGTGGCCGTGACGATTTCTTGCTGGTTGACAAACGCAACGAAGTTGCTGTTGATGCCGCTGATGTTGTCATAGGTGGCAATCGTGACGTCGTCAGCGTCCTTGAGCACAAACTTGTACAGCAGGCCGTCGGTCAGCCAAATCTCACCGCCAGAAGGCACGCGGCCCGCTGCGTTGAGCACGATCGGGTTCGTCCACTGGACGTTACCCTGCGAGTTTGTGTAGGTCGTAGCAGGCGTGGTGGTGCCGGCCAGATAGGTGAAAATCTTGCCGCCGGTCAGAGGAGCGCCGCTGTTGGTGAAAAACTGGGCTGCGACGCCGCCCACAGGTGAGAGGTTCACGGCCATGTGGTTACTCCAACAAGATCAGGCCGCCGTCCTCTTGCGTGAGGTTGTCGCCTGACTCGGTGAGAAGATTGCCTACAGAGGCACCGCTGTCGCGGGTGCCCGAAAAAAGCGTGACAATGCCTGCGAGGCCGATTGCCACTGAGTTGCGAAGGCCGATTCCCCAGCTCATCGGATGTTGATCGGTTTGCAGTAGATGTCGCCGCTGTCGGCAACACGAATTGCGCTCACCCGCCACGGTGCGCCGGAGCCGGGCTCCAGATAGAACGGGATCGGGGTGTACGCAGGAATCGGGGTGCTGGCGGTCGTTGCCGTCACGCCCACGCCCACAGCCACATAGCAGGGGGTCGTAGACCAGACCACCACGCCCTCAGGGCCCGGGTTCCAAGTCGAGGTGCTGCCGGCCGTGCCGGTGTAGGCCACCGTGCGACCGGGATAGTCAGCATCGGAGAGGGGTCTGAGAAGTTCCATGTCGGCTCCTTACGCGAGGAATTTCAGCTTGTAGATCGTGCTCAGGTACAAGCCAGAGATTTCATCAATGATATTTTGCAGCGGCGTGTCGGTTTTGTCACACACCTCGTAGCGGCATTCGTCAATCTCGGCCATCTGCCCTTGCAGAAAATCGAGGATGTTGGACGTGTTTTTGGCGCTCATCAGCGAGATCGGGCCGATCAGCCCGTGCCGCCCCTGATACGCCTCGGCAAACTTGTCGGCCAAGTCCACGATCTCGTCATAGAACGTGTTCAGGGCCATGTGCTTGGAAAAACTGCGGGTGTTCAGGTGCACAGAATGGGCTACATCCCGCGCCAAGAACAACATGCCGACGAAATCTGCGGCTTTCATGCTGCACCTCCTTGTGGCACGACGTTGGGCATCGGGGTGGCCTGCTGGGCCTCTTCCTGACGGGCCATTTCGCCCATTTCCATCTCCATGCCGGGGCTCTCAGCCATGATAGGCCCTTGCATCTGCTGCGGAGGGATCAAATCACCCACATCCTGCACGGCCGCAAGCGTGCCCATCACGATGTCTTGGATTTGTTCTGGCGTCATACCCGCAATTGTGGCCGAAATTCGCTTGGTTTCGGCATCAAATGCCTTGACTTTGGCCTCAAACTCACGAACTTGCACGTCTCGGGACTCAATCGACTGGTTGACGTTCTGCAGCATGTTGAACATTTGCTGCATCTCCTGCGCCATCGACTGAATCTGCTGATTGGCGGCCTGCAGAGCTGGATCGTCATCCTCATTGGCGAGCAGTTTGGGGTCGATCGTCTTGCGCAGACGAGCTGCCATCTCTTGGGCGCCCGGCCAGTCCATGTTCTTGACGAACAGGTCGCCAGCCACGGCCCACAGGTTCGGGTTGCCCTGCAGAATCTGCGACATGGCGTCCATCGCCTCTTGACGCTTGGTCAGATAGCTCGGGCCAGTGGTCACCACAACGTCGTAGCGGCCCACAGACGGGTTGTAAATCTTGTCGATGACGATGCCAGCCTGATCGATGATCTTTTTGACCGGCTCGCTCTGCGTCGGGTCGATCTTGACCATGTTCGTCTCACCATCGATGCCAATGATGCGAGCGATCCGCTGGGTGTCGTAAATTTTTGGGATCAGGTCGACCAGCTGGCGCGTGACGTAGCGCACCGCGCGGGCCAGATTGTCGACGTAGTGGTACGTTCCGACGTCAGCTTGGCGCTCGCGGGCCAGAATCGCCCGGCCAGAGCGCTCGTTGGACACTTGCCCAAGGCTTGCGTCGTACTGCCCGGTGGTCGACTTGATGTCCTCAGAGGCGCCCATTTTGGCCTGAATAAGGCCGGTTTGGGGTAGAGGTGGGGCTGCACGCTGGGGCAGCGGCAAAACGCTGCCAGAGCCGTCTGTGACGTCTGGGTTGACCTCCAGATACGGCCAGTTCTGCGTATTGGCCGTTTTCCACTGGTACTCGTAGCCTTCGAACTGGCCGCCGTAGCCGATGAAGGGGGCCTTAGGGGCCAGCGCCAACATCTCAGCCTCTTGGCTCGTCCAGTAGTTGTACATGCGCTGCGCGTCTTTGGCGTTGCGCACGATGCCCGAGATGAAGATGCGGCCGTCAACTTGGAACTCGTTGCCCACCACACGGATGACAGGAATCCAGTTGCCAGCCCACTCGCGCTCTTCCAGCGTCTCAAAGCCGTTGGTCTTCATCCACATCACGCGCTTGCGGTCAACCCGGCGCTCGCGGATGGGCGTCAGGCCCATCGCCCGCAGCGTCTTGTCCTGCGGCGAGCCCTTGAACGCGGTTTGATTCCCCGGGTAGAGGTACAGCGTGTCGTCTTTGTGGTCGATGTAAAAGTACTCAGCGATGCGGATCGTGTCCTCGGTGATCCACTGGCTGATGTCCTGATCGCCGATGCCCTGCGCCATGATGGTCGACACCGGCGAGGCGTCAGGGTACATGCGCTGGTAGTCTTCCTTCGTCAGGTCTTCGGTGATGAAGCACCACTCAGCATCAGCGCCGCACGGGTCTTGGATCAGCGGATCCATGTAGACCGAGAACGAGTTGCGGATGCGGGCGATCTTGATGTCCTGATCGAACGAATCCTCGTAGCAGTACTCGGTCAGCAGGCGAATGTATCCCTCGCCGTAGGTGACTTGGTTCTCGCACGCGGTGTCGTAGGCCACGTCGGCGTCCGACATGTACTCAATGTGCCTCACGATCCCGTTGAGCACCTCTGCGACCTCGACGTCGGCCTGATCGTTGACCGGGATGACCTTGCCCGAGGGGCGGTTCTGCCGCTGCTCGTTGGTGACCTGCCGCACATGCTGCGGCAGCTTGTTGATGGTCAGGCACGGCCGGGCGTTGACCGTCTGCCCCTGCACCGAACCCCGGGTCGCCAGCACGTCCTGCGGCCACTGCCACTGGTTGTCGGGCGAGCCGGCCATGAAGCGCAGATCGTCCAGCTCGTCCTCGCGGCTCTCAGAGTACGCGCCAAGGGCCATGCGCAGCCGATCGCGCATGAGCTGCAGCTTGTCGCGGCCATCGCGCGTCGCTTCAGGCGACGGGCCACCGCGCGCAGACACTTTGCCTGCGCCGTTGATGCCTGAGGGGTCTTGGTTGATCGTTGCCATTACTTCTTCTTCGCTGGCGCCTTGCTGGCGGGTTTCTTGGCCGCTTCGCGCTTGACGCTGTAGGCGATGGCGACGGCTTGCTTGACCGGCTTGCCGGCAGCGACTTCAGCCTTGATGTTCTTGCGGAAGGCTTCTTTGGAGGATGACTTGACCAGCGGCATGACCAACTCCTTTAAGTTTCAGTGTGCAAAATGGCATAGTTCAGCTTGATAGCTTCACTGTACGCATTGTTGGTCACGTTTTTGATTTCTACCGTAAACGAACCGTTTCCGACCGCAGCAATAAATACGTTGTATGCGCCCAAAGTGCCACCGGAAGCCACACTGATAACGACCACATCTTTGGTGCTGACTGCGCTGCAATTAACCACAAACACCGCATTGGCGTTAGGGGCCATTTGAGCGTTGGCGGTGATAATTTGACCTGACGGCGTGTTAATCGTAACCGCTGTGGTCTTGTTGTTGGTTTGTGTGACTGTGTCGTACGCGCCCGTAGCGTAACCAATGGTGCCAGTAGCGGCGATGTTGGTCGCTTGAACGCGGTCGGCGCCGATGATGTTTTGATCTTCGTAGGCCACACCAATGGGTTTTGTATTTGCCATTTACTTGCCTTTCTTGGCCGTCTTGGCTGAATCACGAAACGCCTTGTCGGTGGGCGCGCCCTTGCTGCCGGGCTTGCGCATTTTCTCGCCAGAGCCCTCTTTGATGCGCTCACGTTTAGCTGCGATGTTGGCATAGAGCCCGGGTTTTGTAGCCATGATCAGCACTTCCATCGTTTGAGGGACGCCTTGGCGCGCTCAGCGTCGCCCTTGGCGTTTTTGACGACCCCTTCCATGCGCGCGCAGAAGCTGGCCTTGCGGCCTTTATCTGCCTCGGTCTTGGGGCTGGGTGCGGGAGCTTTGAGATTGGAGCCGGTGGCAGCGTTGTACTTGGCCCGCCCTTTTGCGGTCAGGCCAGCGCCTTTAGACACGGGCAATTTCTCCCCGCGTCCAACTGACAGCGAAACGCCTTTCTTTGCCATCAAGCCCCCATCCAAGATGTAGCCACGCCGTTCGCAGCATAACCGCGACTGCTGGGCTTTTCAACATATTGCCGGTGCGCGACTGGAAACGCGAATGTCACGGCCAGCGCATCGGCGGCATCAGGCGAGGCCAGCCCACGGGCTTTCATCTCCTTTTTGCCTTCTAGGAAAATTGTACCCGACGAATTTGGTTTTATGGTAGGCCCTGTCAGATCGGACTTCAAACCCCTGTCGTTGGGTATCGACGCGGTTTTCAGCCAATCCTTCATTTGCCCCCACAATTCGGCCCGTTTGTTGCCGTACATAATCGGGTTTTTGGCCTTCCAGCCAAAGTTCACTCCTCTGACGACCTTGTACCGCTGCTCATGCAGCCTGTCCAAGATGCCGTACCCGAGGCCGCCTTCGTCGAGCACCACCAGCGTGGGCTTGTACTCCTCGATCGCGTCGATGACGCGGCCCACGATCGTCATCGTGTCCTCGCCGTGGTAGCGGTGGATCGCCACCAGATCGCGGCCCTGCCGCACGGCGAT